GATAATAATGGGTGTATATTATCTTTTTCTATAAATGTAGATTGGGAGGTGGATGATGGGGAATTAAAAATATCATCTTCTTTTCTAGGGTTGGGAAGAGCATTATGGTGGGGAGAGTTCCATAAATTAATTCCTGAGATATAATATTGTGAGGGGGTAAAGTTAGTAGATGGTTGGATTGGGGAGGGTGATGAAGTAATTAAAACTAACTCCCCAATTAAAGGATATAATTTTTGATTAGAAAATAGGGGTTTAGCTATTTTTGTAGCTACCCCGGTATTATCTCCCCCAACATTCTCATATATAATAGTACCAATAGAGGAATATTCTCCTAAATTTTTAAATTCAGGATGATTTTCATCCATTATTATATCAGCTACTCTCCCAATTACTAAAGAAGAACCCCTTGAGGTTTGATTATTTTGAGATGGGGGTGTAGAGTTTTTTATTAAACCACCAAATCCTTCTCTACTTATCATTTTTTGGATTAAATTTTTCTACTTCTTTTAGAAGTTGTTTTTTCTCTTCTTCCGTCATACCATATCCTTCTTCTTCACTTCTCCCACTTGAAAGAGCACGTTGAATAATAGTTGACATTTTTATAAGCTGCTCATCATTTTTAATCCCTAACTCCATATATTCTTTAATTAATGGAACAATTAAAGTAGCATCACCAATATCCTCAATTAGAGGTTTTAATTGGGTGATGAGTTGGGTAATTTGAAGTTCTTTTTTTTTCTGATTATTATAAATTTCTTCAAGAATATCAGAAAATTTCTTTTTGCCAAAAACGTTTGAATCTAAAGTACTCATATATTTTGTTTATAAATATGAGATTATTCAAGTTCTTGAAAACTTACATACCCATTTTCTAAATAGAATATATGGTTTTTTTCAAATATTTCTCTCAATCGATTGGAAATTTTTGTGATTTTAGGGGTCTTAACGTTTGGAAGGATTTCCCTAATGTAAATGTATAACTCTTTTCTATTAAATAACTCTATATTTTCTCGCTTTCGAAATAACTCTAAAACAGCATCCGCAATTTTAGCATCATCACATTTAGGGAAAATTTCATAGATATTTTCGGTTACATAACCAATAAAGCTTTCAATATAGTCTGATAGGTCCTCAATTCGAGAGGTATCATCCAAGTAATAGGAGTAATCTGGATTGTGAATTAGGTCCTCAATTTGGGAGTTTTGGATTTTATTTTTATAATTTTTTTCATTATAAATTATAAGCCATCTTTTTACTATTGTTCCAAAATATGAATATGCCTTAGGGGGGGTGATTTTATATAATTTAAGCTTACACTCTTTAGTTATAGCTTCGTTTTCTTCAGGTGATATATCTAGGTTATTGGATATTATTAAAGAATCGATAAACGTATTAATTTGTTCTTGAGTTACCTTATCGGCATAATTAGCGTATTTTGGGAAATCACCTTCATATTCGCATTTAAATTCTTTAGTAATAATCTTATTTATACGTTTTTGAATATTATTTATATGATTATATAAATGGATTTTAGATAATAAGAATACTATAATTTCATGTTGTAAATCCTCTAATTCCTCTACATCAGTGTGGTAAAATTTAAAGGTATGAATAATATTTTGAGTGAGTTTGAAAAATGGATAATGAATCAAGTTTTCATATATTTTACTACGTTGATAAGGACTTTCGGTATTATTATATAAAATAATAGCATCTTCGGTTTCTTGAGTAAAATAGTTTTTAGATTTTTTAGGCATCTTTAGTTACATTTTTCAAACTAAAATCATTCATAATTTCTTGAACCTGTAATATTGATTGAAATATCATACCAACATCATCATCCTTTTCAAACATTCCTGCATGATCAATTTCCTTTAACTTCACATCGGATGCTTCAATTATTCTTGATAATTTATCCATATATTGAAGATACCCCAAAAGGATATCTTCTTGCTTTTCATTTTTCTTTAGGAGGTTTTGAGTAGTATAACTCAAAACTAAAGTCATAATTGATAACACCCCAATAATTATTAATTCTATCATATATTATCTAATAAGTTTTTTAATCCATCACTCTTTATTGAAGTTAGAGCCTTTGTTTTAGTGGATAACTTTTTTGAGGTATTTGGTGTTGTTCCCAATATATTACCCTTAGTTTTGACCTCCAAGGAAGTTTTACCCCCATTGAGAGAAGTTAACCAATCACGTTCCCATTCAATACGAGCTGCCATTAAATCCGCCTGGTGGAGAATATAAGGGAGGGAAGTTCTTAGCTTTTGTTCTGGGGAATATGATAAATAATATTTTTTATTTGCTTCATCATATAACCCATCATGGATTTGAATAGCAACCATTTCATTGAATGTATATTGAATACCATGGGATTGTAAAAGGAACAATCCTCTATCTGGAACTGATGCAAATGGAACTTTAGTGTTAAACATATAATCCTCCCCTAATTTTTCTCTTCTCCAATTATCAGTTTGAGGTATGTATGCTTCATTAGTTTCATCTCCCATTTTACCTAAATCATGGTTTAATGCTGAGAATACTAGTTCCTCTATTGTAAATGTAGACATATTAGCATTTTCACTTTCCCATAATTCAGCTTGTTTAAGGGAACATCTAATAACACGTAAAACATGTTCTATATATCCTCCTGGGAATGCATTGTGATATTCTTTCTTATGGGCCGCTGGCATTAACATTAACCTCTCGGAATAGGTTTCATAAAATTCTAATAATTTTTCTTTCCTGGGGGATGAAATATATTCATCAATATAGGATAATAACTCAATCCAATTTTCTTGGATTTGTTGTGGGGATAATTTCATAACTTATTTTATTTTTAATTAATCTTCTCTCTCAATTATTGAATCGATATCATCTTTCAACTCAAATATTTCTAATAATATTGCTTGACTTTTATAGATATCATTCTCATTAAATGATAATTTTAAACGACGTAATAAACCATCTAAAGTTTGCATCCGTCTCAATAATAACTCTTTATTTCTCATTTTTTTATCTTTTTAACTTATCATAACATATTTTCTTATATATTAAAATAAATACATTTGTAAAGGTAATAACTCTATCTTAATTATCCAAGGATCTTTTAAACTTAAGTAAAAATCTATTTAAATGGGCACATTTTTCATATTCCTCCATATTTTCAAAATGTTTTAAACTTAAAATTAAATACTTTTTAAAAAGCTCTAAATCAATAAAACTCACATATTCATTATCCTCTATATCTACATTCTCAATCCAGAAATAAGCTCTAGTATACATTAAGTGATCCCCAGCCTCATCAATTTGATCTAAATTAAAAGTAGTATTAGATTTGGAAAAGATATCTATAATTGAATTCTTAAAACCTTTCCCATTCTTAATTAACTTAATAAACATTTTAACATTAAAAATAGAAGATGCTTTAAAATTCTCTAATTCAGAGGCTCTATCATTTGTTTTCCAACTATCGTCAAATAACCCAAATATTCTATCTACATCCATATCCCTATACTCTGTATATATTATAATTAATTTAACGTGTTAATTAGTTGATTTTAACGCATCAATCATACTCTCTATATTCTCTATTTCAGCATCCATATTGGACACCTCAATTTCCAAATTTTTATAAAGGGAAATAGGATTAATAAAGTTAGGATTAGCAGGATGATATTTCCATAACTCATCCATTGTTAGAGTATGCTCAATAACATCATTTTGAAGATCACACAATTTTTGATTTAATTCCTCAACTCCCATATTTGTAATTTGATTATACATATTATCCATATTTTTTTCTCATTTCCTCTATTACTTGAATAGCCTGAGGTAAATCGATTTTAAAAAATTCCCTATCTTTTCTAATACGAAATTGCTCTAAAGCACCATGAACGGCTCTTTCAACTCGCATACCATTAAAGCACCGAGCAGTATAAATAACATCAAACTCACCAGGTACACCGGTTTTAAAGAGTTGATTGGCGCGCTGTAAAGGATCATTATAAGTATACCCGATTTTAAGTAAACCGGGCATAAACTCATTTTTTAAAACATAAACATATTCACTACCCTCACTATTCTTATCTACTCTAGAGTGATTAGTAAAATAACTAACTTTATCCCAACCAGAATTTTCATCTTGCTCTACTGTATAGAATGGAGGATTTGGGGAGAGGGGAGTTCTCTCATATGGTTGCAGGTTTTCTGCCTCCTCAACTGTAATTTTTTTCATAACCTTTATTTTAAACTCTTAAAATCGGGATTCAGCAATCCCGGACTTATACCAAGGCATACCATTCCAATCACGTTTAGCAGCCGCATGCTCATCCTTGGAATATTTAACTCCGTATATATAATACTCTGCGCGCGACTCATCACCCTCGGGTATAAAAGCGGGACCATCCCAATTATGCATTTTACCTTCCATGTAATATACAATAGTACCATCTGGGGTACGTAATCGTTTGTTCATTGTTGATTCACTCATTATTTCTGTTTTATTGTTTTTACAAAATCACCCAATACCCACCCAGCATAAAATGCAAAACCTAGGTAATGGAATTGAACATATGTTATAGCACATGCCACTATTAATACAATTTGTGTTGTTTGACGGATTCTTAATTCTAACATAACCTTTATTTTTAATTATTAATATGATGTAAGATACGAAAGAAATATTAGAAAAACACGGATTTTTTTAATCTGCAACATTTAAAACAATCCCACCAGTACCTCTTAAAGTTACAGTGGTGGTTTGGAGAGGTGTATAAATAAAACTATTAACGCCACTTGGTAATACCATCCCTATAATATGGTTAGTAATAACTGGACTTGGAATATTTACAGTACTTGTGATACTTCCCTCTAAACTATTGTTAGGAAGAGATTCTAATACTAGATGTGATGATCCTGAAGTATTTGTTATAGTAAAGGTATATGGGGTTGAGGCTGTGAGGGTAGTGGTTGAACCCCCTCCTACTAAATCACTAAAAGGATATGTAATGTTCATTTTATTTTTTTATTATAAATATGTTATTCTGGGATAAATAATAAAAATATATTAGTATATACCTTATCGACAGTAAAAATTTTTGTTAAAGGAGAAGGTTGAGATTTTTGGACCTCTATTTTTTTGTTCGTTTTTGAACTTAAAATCTAATTTATGGGGGAGGTGGTTACCCCACTATACTTTAATTGATTTTACGTGTTTATGTATTTACTTAACGCATTTAAATTATCATCTATATACCATACGTAAAACCATAAGATATTTGTATATATGATCCGGGGTGAGAGGGTCGTGTTTGAGGTGGAGGTGTGTCTAAGTCCCGACCCACCCCATCCCCACCCCGATTGACCACGGCGCGCGTGGGGCGATATCACCGGCCATATATCATATATATACCGCCGGCGTACGTACCACAAACTATCTTATATAGAGAGGGGTCTTATAATTAGATCCCCCACATTTCACTACAATATTTTTCTCAAATCAACTTTACATTGCTGGATTAATTCATTTGGAATAATACCTACACATGCTTCATCTACCATCTCATCAATATCAATTCCCATCCCCAACATTTTTTCTTTAAATTTGGAATAATCATTATAACCCTTAATTGGCATCCCCATAAATGTAATATTTTCAATATCCAAAAATTCAACATCAACATTTATTTCATTCCCTTCACCTTCAGTTACAATTAATTGATGTATAACTGTTGCTTTAAAACTACCATCCCCACAAACAATATCATTACTAGTGTTTACAAATAACATTTTACTTACATTTTTCATAACTTATATTTTTTAATTATACTGTAATATACGAATTGCTTTTTATATTTATTAACCCTTTAAAAATTTTCTAATTATCATAAATTTAAATATTACTACTATCCCAAATAACACTACTGTTGTAAACATCATAACTTTTATTTTTTAATTATACTATAATATACGAATTGCTTTTTATTAATTTATATCCTTTAAAATAAAATAAAAATAGCCCCTAATTAAAGGGGCTAAATTTATTATTATATTTCATTCATATTTCCCTCTAATAATAAATCATTACTTTTTTCAATTTCAAATTTTACTTTAAAATCTTTATTAAATTCTAATTCACCAATTAATTTATTATTATTAATAATATCTCTTAATTCTAATCCTAATTCTAATTCTTCACCTTCAAAATATTCACCTTCTACTAAATCAATATTAATATAACCTTCTCCTTCTTCCCATCCATCACAACTTCCATCAATTACATTCATTAAAAAATTCTTAACTTCTTCTCTTAACTCTAAATTTACATTTAATTTCATAACTTTTATTATTTATTAATTATTATTATTTTTTAATTATAATATAATATATAAAATTATACTTGTATCTCTATGTCCTATCACTAATACTTTCTAGGTGTTCTACCACGTTGCTTCTCAACTGCTTGCTCAAACGTTTCTATTCGTTTAACATTATTTAAACTCATCCCATGCACACCTAATAACTTTTTCAAACCACTTATACTATCAGAAGATTTAGCAAACACATTTTCCTTACCATTTACACTCAAAATTGCTCTAAACATTGTTTTCATATCTTTATCTTTTTTAATTATACTATAATATACGAAAGCAGTTTTAAATAACTGCTTCCTCTATATTACTAGTACTAACAAATACTTTATAATTCTCTAA